CAACGTGAATCAGCAAATAGATATGGAGTTTCACGTTCACACTGATAGCAAGTTAAAGTCATGACTAAATCCTTAAACAATTGTTAAGCCTTTGATTCGTAAAGGCTTTTTATGCGATCTATTTTGCCAACAAGTTCTTTTCGTAATGCAGATAATGAAGAACGGTCAACAAATGAAAGGTTTTCATTAGCAAACAAGTAATCAATATGAATAAGTGACTCGTTAAGTTCCTTAACAATGATCTCAAGCTGTTCTTGCTTCGGATAAACCTTAACTACATTAGCTGTACGCATGACTAAATCCTTAAACCGTTGCCTTGGGTGGCGTTGGTAGCTTCACGTCTACTACTACGTACTTCATCGCTTTACCAGTAGTCACCATGTCAAACGTAATTTCAGCAGTAATTGGAAAGTCAGATTGCTTGAACTGGCGTAACAAAACCATGTTGCTAGAGTCTTGCCAGTTAAACGTCTCACAGCCGTTACCAATAGCTGTGCCTGAAGTTAAATCCATTGGAATCTCACAGTACAAAGCCACATGGTTATAGTGACGTCCTGAGCTGTCATCAGGTTTGAAATCAACAGCTTTAGCGCCTAAAATTTTTACAGTTGATGTATGCATTACATTCTCCGAGCAGTTATAAGCACATGATCGAGTCGCTTGGGAAATGCAAGCGGATCAGAGCAACAAATTAAATTAATGAGTTCTTCAGGTTCGAATACGTCTTTAAAGACGTTGATGTATTTCCCGTATTGATGCTTGATATTCTCAATAGCATTTTGGAAATTGATTTGAGCCGTTTTCGTAATGGTTTCAATACGTTCAGGCTGTATGTGTTCAGCTAGATCACGGAAACATGGATAAGCAGCAATGAAATATTCAGATGGTGCAAGCAGCATATCGAACGGCAATATGCGATCTATTGACTTAAATTCGACCTCAGCACGTTGCCAGTTGTCGTTAGGATCACCCTCAGCACGACCTTTTTCATACAATCTCAAATACTTACCTGAATCACGACTACCGATACATAAAGTACGACCTTTGCCGTTAGGTCTACGCCAATTGCCTTTATGCTCGATGTTTGGTGCACGATTACCAAGCTGAAACCCACCTAAGCCGTCTTGCATGTTGCCCCAATCTACACTGATGTTTTTACCTTCAAAGTCATCATGTGCAATGTCTACACGGGTTAATTTCGCTCGTTTAGCTTGAGTAACTAAGAAGTGATAAAGTCTTAATTCCCAACCACTTTTAGCGAAATTACAGCCACGACCGTTGATCATGATCAGGATTGTATTGCGTTGACCGCCAATGCAGACAAAACCAAAGTCTTCACCTAATACATAGCTTTGGTTATAGAAATTCAGACCACTGTTACGGCAATGTGTCGTGTTAAATCCAAATATGTGCTCTAAGATTGGATCGAGTATGTCAATCGCAGCAGTACAACGGCTTGATTCAAGGATATATTCATCTTCTTGCCATAACGTATCACTGAGAGACTCTAAACCGATTGTGAAATTCACCCAGTCAATGACAGCAATTTCATTGTCGGCAGGCATTCTGTATTCAATATGCTTTACGCCATCATTGGTCATGATCATATGAGTATGAGGAATGGTATATAGCGTATTGTGTTGGTACGGGAGATCGGCGTCTTGTGGACGAGTATCGAATTTCTTTACCCCCATCTTATTAATGGGGGTTCCAACTGCTTCCTTTTTCATTCCCCCCGATAAAACAGTGGGGATTGGTTGTTTTTTATACTTATCCATTAGCAAATTCCCATAGCTCTGAAATTATCGTTTTCGGCTTTGATAGCGTCACAGTAAGCAGCAACCTTTGGGTTCTTATAGCCCCACTGGTGCATAGTTGCTTCGATATGAAATAAGACAAATTCAGTCTCAAAGGCAGGGTTTCCACCGATGATTAACTCCACTCCTCTATCGTGGATAATCTTGGCTACGATCTCGAAAGCTTGTTCTTGTTCCATTTTATGATTTATCACAAATGATATTTGATTACTTTATAACATCTAATTTGTGATTTCGCAACATATCATAAAATATAAATCAGATATGATGTGCCCCACTTTAGGAGAAAAGCTATATGGCAATCACAGTTAGATTAAGAGACGAAGAAGAAGAAATGATCAAAGAAGCAGCTTTAGAAATGATGTTTGCAACTAAGATCAGAATTAAGGAATCTGACTTAATACATTCACTAATAAGAAAATATTTAAAAGATTTAAAAACTGAAGACGTTATGAAATATCGTGCTGAAGTACTAAAAAAAGACGATTAATTATAGTTGTTGATCCAGATTACTAGGGGTAAAAAATGGAAGGAATATTATTTACAATAATGGTAGTAAGCTTAATATTGTTAATTATATGCATAGTAATTGTGATAAAAATCATAAATTACTATAAAGACAAAGACATAGAGTTTGAGTTTAAATACTCAGAAAAGAAAAAAGAAGATAAGTAACCATCAGGGAAAGGTAGCGCGACAAGTCGCTGCCCCCTTTCCCTTCCTCCTCCACTTCGCATAATGAACATTGATGTTAAATGCCGTTCGAGTGCGTTGGAAATGGTCGCATCATTGACAAAAAACCCACTGGAGACACTCCAGTGGGCTTATTTGTACAACGAAAACGGCAAGTAACATAATGTCTAATGCTGTTATATTCATACTAAAAATATCCTAAGTTATTGATTTAATTGACATATTATACATTATACGAAGTAATGTATTTTAAGTATCTGATTTTGGATAAGTTTTTAGTTCTAATTTAGATTCACCGTTACCAGAATAAATTTGTTGTTTATCTCCAGTAACTTCTTCGAATGTTAAACGTGTACAGTCACAGCAACGTGAATCAGCAAATAGATATGGAGTTTCACGTTCACACTGATAGCAAGTTAAAGTCATGACTAAATCCTTAAGGCTGTTTCTTCGGCAACGGCTTAACGCTGTAAATTGAATACTTCGGACGACCTTTACCATCCTTGCCATCAGCCGAGTATTCAATCTCAACTTCTTGTGAGTTTTCAGAACATTGAATCAGAACAGCTTTGATTTGTTCAATTGGCATTGAACCGACTGGACTTGGTGAAAGTACATGTACCTGTGGTACAAGCATTGTTGTTTGGAAATACTCGATCTTCTTGCCATCCTTATCTTCAAATGCGTTAGCTACTGGCATGATCGTCATTGTATTTAAAGCTGTCTTTAACATGGGTAAATCCTCGTAATTAGGCAATTAAGCCACTAGATGTAAATGCTCTTTAGGCATATATGGTGAAGTTGGAACTTGATAATCAGATGGCAATTGGTCGCACATCTTGAGTTCTAAGAGACGAACAAACGGAATAACTTTACCGTTCGGATTTTTATGTAAATTCTGCAAGTGAGATTTGCTGATACCACAATCTGTAAGCTGTCTAACACGGACATAAAATCTGTTTTCTAGATGGCGACTTTTAACTTTTACCCATCCATCTGTTCGTAATGATCTGTAGAAATCCAAAGCGTTATATGCTTTGGTGTAACTTGGATTGCCTTTCTTGGTATATGTGACCAAGTTGTTCATTAAGACATGTAATAATTCGTCATCATCTGCGAAATTCATATATTTACCCTTCATTGTGTCAAAGATGGGATTGAAAGCTACACGCCAGAGATGTAGCAGTAAGTCTGGCTGGTTTTTTTGAAACTCGATGAGTTTCCAAATATTTGTTGGATAACCATTTTTGGTTAAATAATCTTTGGTTATACGACCCTCAAGACGTATAACAGCATTTGCAAAAGGCAAAGCGTTTGTCATTGCTATTACAAGCGATCTAGAACGTGGACAGCCTTTATCAGCTTGCTTTTGTATCTTTTTAAGTTGCTCTTTTACTTCTTCGAATTTGCCGTAAGCCTTTGGACGAACACTTGCACCATCATTACCCCATGAAATGTAATTGTGATATTTCACTTCCCTAGCTTTACGATGACCTGATGATAAATTTGCCATGTAATCAAGGACTGATTGAACCATGTTCTGATGCGGTAGCCTGATCAACTGGGTTGTATCGAGACAAGATAATTCAGTGTTCGCAACGTCAAGAATTGGCGCTAATTTCGGAAATGCTTCAAGCAACATACCAATCATGTGATAAGTACCAAGCTCTAAAGAATCAAAACCGTAAACGTTATGACCTTGAAGTAATTTCAGCGGTGAGCCTTTAATTTCAACATAAGGCGGTGTGTTGGTTGTAGCTGTATAAAACTTAACAGCCATGTCCGTGTAATCAGATGGTAGAGACTCATAAGGGTGATACAGCTCCCCTGTTATTGTTTGACCATCATCATCCTTACTTACATGTCGAGTCGCAGCAGGCACACCATAATCACGAATATCACCGTTAAACCAATAACGATTATCGAGATTAAGTACGTGTGTCGGGATGATTGGAATCATCAAACGCTCGAAATCCAGCATGAGAAATCACAAATTCATAAATCACTTTTAACACATAAAAACATAAATCACATATGAATTCAATCACAAATCACAAATTCATTTAGAATTAAGTGATTTTAAAAGGGTTATCAAATGGCTAAGACATTTCGCTTTACAGATGAAGAAGAACAAGCACTAAATGAAGTCGCTTTAAGACTGAATAGAGAACTTGTTAAAGCAGGGAAAAAACCATTACGAGATACAGAAATATTCCATGAATTAATTAAGCAGACTTTGTTGGAAGGAATAATTGAAGTTAATAGAGATGGAATCATCAAAGTAGAAACAAAAAACTAAAAATACTGATCAAAATATAGTCAAAAATACGACTTGTTGCGATTCATTCTCATTTTCTCTGAAAGCATTGGCATATATAGCTCACAGCAGAAATTGAAAAAAACTTTGAATAGTCAGGCACACTATTAGACAGTAGTGTGCCCTCTCTTAAATTTCGATTTCGTATAATGCAGATTGATGTTAAATGCATCCTACAAAGAAAAAAAAAGCTATGTTTCATTTAACATAGCTTTTTGTTTTCATCACTGGAGTGTTGATGCAAGTAACATAATCCTGCTTACATTATGCGAAATCTCAGCAAGGGACTTTCTTTAATTTTACAAGCAAAAGTTTTCGAGCGAAAAAAGAATCCTTCCAGCTTATTTTTTTTCTACGCAAAGCAGAATTAAATTCATAAATAATTATCGATCTTAGATTAGATTCAATCCTAAAAGTATTGTTAAAAACAATATCACCTGTTTCTAAAAACTGGTCTAATTTTTCCTCAGCAATCTGCTGACCATAAACCAATTCATTAAAAGGTGAATCAATAAAATCTTTAGGAACAAACCTACCAGAAGGATGCCTATATAAACCATCATATTTTCTAAAAAACTGTAATATTTTGCCAATCATATTTTTCACCATTAACGAACTATCAATAACTTAAGTGCATTTTTGTTCCGCTGCAGATCTCTCCGGGACAACATCGATGTGGAAGAAAATGCCAATAAATTACTAATTTTCTAACTCAAAAATTCAGGATCAACTGAAAAAAACCAAATAGCAAAAGAGCTAAAAACGGTAAAAAAACCTTGATAGCTAGGAACAACAATTAACCGATACATTAAATAGCTACTAATAAAGATCAAATTCAAAATCAGGATTAGACTCAGAACACGATTTTAGTTGAGTGATAAGGGTGCAAAATGCCACAAGTAAAAGAAGTGTCATTATAAAGTTTAATGCTTTCATAGTTTAAATCCTTATATTTTCAGCGAGCATAGCTCGGTTCTTTTCTTTTAGGTTCTAATGGGAGCTTGTAATCAGAGAGAAGAAGTATTAGGAGCAGATCGCACCAGTTCACTCGTAGACACTCGTTCTGTTGATTGTTGTTGAGTAGCAAAGTAATTAAACGGTCTATCTCCATTATCAATCAATTTTTTACAATCAGCTTCTGAAACGTTGAGCTTTGTTCCCTGTTGCGTATATCCGTAATATTTACCCTCATATTTAATGCAACCGCTGAATACTGGCTGAGTAGAAGCCTGATAAGCAAAAGAAGCTGATAAATCCTTGAATGGATCGTTTGGATTGTATCCTATTGCCTGACGTACATTGGACTGCAATTCCTGATTTTTCTCTTTTTGATAACGTTGGCACCGTTCAAGATGTAAGTTATTCGTCAAATTACAGTCTATAGAACTATCATTTGACTGTGTTTGTTGAGTTGGACTTGATTGCTGATTTTGAGCTACTTGTTCTGCTACTGGGGTTTTTGATTTAAATCCAAAGTATTCGAGTACACCCGAAAACAATGGTGAATCAAAAGAATTCTTCATAGCTGATACTATCAACAAGATAGGTACTAAAAGCCAAAAAATTAGAGATAAAGGGATTTTTTTTGCTTGATTGTGTTCTTCAGCAGATATGTAGAATTTATACATCTGCTTTGGATATAACCAAAAACGCCATGAAAGTGCATTTTTTCTAGTTGAATATCCAAACTGTTCTTGTAGCTCAGCAAAGTTATAAATCGTAGCAGCTTTTAACTTAAACAATCGCCTAAGAATCAAATGTTCTACAACAGAAGCTTTTACAGAATCATTTAACTTAAATGGTTTCTGTGTAATGAAATAAATTTCAATACCAAAATGTCGATGCATTGTCAAAGAACGACCAATATCTAAAATATCGTCTTTCGCTTTGATCAATTTCATTTCTTGTTTTTTTCGTTCTTGGCGTACTAATTCTTCTTTTTCTTTGACCTTTAGATCATCACGAGCATTGATTGTCGCAATATTTTTAATAAATTCTGAGTCATCAATCTGAAAAGTTTTTAATAAATCATCTTTGGAGAATGCAGGGTGTTCATGTGCTTCATCATAAATAAGTACTGAGCCATTAGGCAAATCTCTCCAGTCAAAAGGTCTATGTACAGTTGACTGAATCATGATTACACCTGGATATGTACACCCAATGATATTTGTATAAATCATCGTGTTGGGATGCTTTTTCGTGATTTTGTCTATTTCAGACATACAATAAAGAGTTTTTCCTGCACCAAGTGGTGCAGATACAACAATACTCATAGTATTTTTCCTAAAAATGTCTCGGCTGTCTGGCCACATGTCGCGGTCGGCAGGACGCGCAAGCACATCCCACCGAACCCCGCCCCGCGCGCAGCCCGCCTAGCCATTTTTTCCTATAAATACTTTTACGGTTTTTATGTATGCTGCAATCGTAAAAGCACTAAAAATGATTGATATACCGTCAGTAATTTTCCAAAGCTGCATAAGGCTTAGAGCATCAGCAGGTAAGCCATACATTGCGTTTTGAACAGCTATTTTTGCTTTATCAACTAGATCGTTGATAAAGACCATTGAGACGACGGAAAGACCAGCGGATACGAAAAGGCGAATGATGATGCTAGAAATTAGATATGAAGCAAACCATCCTAAAATCGGTAATAACGCAGGCATGTTTAGGCCCTCATAACAATTGAAACAGCAAAGCTGTAAGCCAATATCAAAACGAAGTAGCCGAAAAATGCAGTTTGTTCGCACATAGCTTGAAATGAGTAAGAGCGACTAAACGTGCCAAACATTGAGGGCAAAGTTAATTGCTTGTCAGCAGGACAATACGCAGCATTTACAGTAAATAAATCTAAAGAAAATGACTGTTCACTCATTTGTGAAGTTGGAATGTTTGTATTGTTTTGATTGCTTGGGTCAAGCTCTGATTCAGTACAATTTCTATATTTATTAGTACTTTGATCTAGACACTTTGTTTGTGAATCAATTGAATCTTTGAGTTTATCTAGCTTTTCGTTTGTTTGTCCTAAAGCTTCGCTTGCTGCTTTTGTAGCATCTTCTATATTGTCTAAGTGCTCATTTGATGTTTTTTGACCATCTATCAAAGTTGTAAGCTTTGTTGAGATGCCACCTATAGCAGCGAGTAAAGAATCACGTAAAGCTTTGATCGCATCGATAACAGGTTTTAAATCCAATCCTGTGCCGTCACTATCTCCATCATCGCCAGTACTAGGTTCTGATGATGGCGGTTGGTCGTTGTTATTAGGATCGTTAGGATTTGGCTGATTAGGTGTAGGATTGTTTTTTACACAAATGTTTTGACCTTGGTATGTGGTCTGATAGTAGCCTGAAGGACAATCGCTATTATCGTCAGGCTTAAGGCAGTAAGTGGCAGTACATTGATTTGGTTGTTCAGGTTCTTCAGGATCAGGCGGATTAGAAGGACCCGATCTAACGCAGAGTTGTTGACCGTTAAAAGAGCCACTTACATATCCTTCTCCACAGCCTTCAGGCGGACGGTTACAGTAAGTTGCACCGTTACAAGTTGGTTCAGGTTGCGGTGGGGTTGCTTCTTCAGGACAAACAATAGAACCATCAGATTGTCTAGTACAGCCATCATCAGGGGGTGTATAACAGCCTCCGTAAGGATCATTTTTGTCACAAACTCCATCATATTTGTTTTGACAGGTGCTTACTGGTTGAGTTGATTTACTGTAGACAGTAGCCATTTGACGAGTTGGGTAATTAGTGATACGTCGTGTTTGATTTTCATATACACAGTATTCGTTGGGTGCAATTTGCTCGCAGACCTCTATAGGCATTGGAGTTCCGTAATCGAACCATGCAACTTTCCAAGTGTCAGTTGAAGGGCAAGAGTTGGGTATGATTTCGAGGTTGTTATATAAATTACCGCCATCTGATCTTCTAAGCTGACAGCTAGTTGATGTTGAATTAACGTATGTATAAGTATATTGTCCGTTTTGTGACAAAATATCATTAAAGTGCGAGGCTAATAATGTACAAGTTTGTGTATGTGTTTGAGCTACGACAGTGGGATAACCAGTAGCTCGATACGCAGCAAAAGTTGCAATAGATATTGTTGATAATAGTAAAAAAACTAAATATTTAAAAAATCTCATAGTTAAAATCCTTTAAATATTAAGGTTTGAATAAACGTGAAAAAGCTATAAAAAGCACTATGAAGATTATCCATTGGAGTAAAGTTTCATCTGTCATAGTGCCCATGGTTTTAACCCTTACCGAACATGCCAAGAATTTTGCGACCCACAAACAAGCCGACAACGAATGCAAGTAGCCATTGCCAAGCAGCAGCTTGAGATTCATCTGCTCCAGTTGCAGCAGTTGCCGTGTTGACGTCGGCAGCTGTAATAGCAAAGACTTGCTGTGCAACAAAACCGAGCGCAAAAATTGCAACAGTTATAGCAGCACGACCATAGTTTTGAACAACAATGCTTTTAGTACCCATATGTTTTCTCCTTTATTAACGAAACATGGAAAGCACTTTTCTTGCTACATAGACAGCAGCAAAAACTTTGATGATCCATTTCAATAGTTCGTCTCGAACCTCTGGAGTCATTAATCCAGTTGATTGAACGCAATTGACACCATATTGGACAGTATCAATGATCGTTATTGATTCGCAGACGTAAGCCAAATTGAAATGCTCTTATAAAAAATTTAGTTATGTAATACAGGTGTATACCTACCCCGAATATGAAGAAGTACCAAACCATGTATTGCATTTTTCTACCCTTATCCAGTACAACGGGAAATGTGGATTTTTAAAAATCCCTCATGAAAATAGGAATAACATTTAGGGCATTCCGCTTGATTATCCCCCATGATTGCTGTTATATTCATACTAAAAATATCCTAAGTTATTGATTTAATTGACATATTATACATTATACGAAGTAATGTATTTTAAGTATCTGATTTTGGATG